CAACCCCCACCCCTATATATATTTTCGTTTAAACAGTTGCGAACGTTCTCATTATCGTTTAAACTCACTACATGACCAAGCATCGTCAATTAGTCTTAGATTTCATTAGGGCGTACATTAGGCTCCACGGTGTGCCTCCGTCTTATGAAGTTATTGCTAAAGGAATTGGATTGAGTTCTAAGTCAAACGTTCACAGGATTGTTCATCGTCTGAAGGAGGATGGCCATTTGACCATCCGGCCTTATAAGTTTCATTCGATCAAGTTGGTGGACAAGACTGTCAAAGAAGTGGCTGCGCTATGAGTCTATTAACCCACGCAGAAGTTAAAGACTACATGGAGGCTTTGGATAATCCAAAGATTGATGCTGGGACGAGAAGTAAGATTAAAGCGTTAATTGAGATGGACAAGGTTGAGAAGTCCAAGGAATCATTCTTGTTCTTTGTTAAGCAGATGTGGCCTGTGTTTATCTCTGGTAAGCATCATGCAATCATGGCAGATGCCTTTGAGAGGGTCGCTAGGGGCGACCTTAAGAGGTTGATTATTAACATGCCCCCTAGGCATACCAAGTCTGAGTTTGCTTCTTATCTGCTCCCGTCGTGGTTCTTGGGTAAGTTTCCTGAGAAGAAGATCATTCAGACTGCACACACCGCAGAATTAGCCACCGGATTTGGTCGAAAGGTTAGGAATCTTGTCTCCTCAGAGAATTATCAGAAGGTATTTGACACAAAGCTATCGAGTGATTCGAAAGCCGCAGGTCGCTGGAACACTAACATGGGCGGTGATTACTTCGCTATCGGTGTTGGCGGCGCTGTTACAGGTAAGGGCGCTGATCTATTGATCATTGATGACCCTCATTCTGAGCAGGAAGCTAAACAGGGTAACCCTGCAGTCTTTGATAACGTCTATGAGTGGTTCACATCTGGCCCGCGCCAGCGTTTACAGCCGGGCGGGGCCATCATTATTGTGATGACTCGCTGGTCAAAACGTGACTTGACAGGTCAAATTCTCAAAAACGCAGGAAAAGACGGTGTAGATCAGTGGGAAATCATTGATTTTCCGGCAATCATGCCTTCTGGTGTGCCTTTATGGCCTGCTTTTTGGTCAAAAGACGCTCTAGAAGCGCTCAAAGCAGAGCTTCCAGTGTCCAAATGGGAGGCTCAATATCAACAAAACCCCACATCTGAAGAAGGCGCGATCATTAAACGCGACCAGTGGTCAATTTGGGAAAAGGATACTGCTCCTGCATGTGAATACATCATCCAGTCTTGGGATACAGCCTTTGAAAAGAACAATCGGGCTGACTATTCAGCCTGTACAACATGGGGTGTCTTCCAACACCCCAACAAACATGGAGATATGAGCCCTAACATCATCCTTTTGGATGCGTTTAAACAACGTATGGAGTTCCCGGAGCTTAAGAAGATGGCTTTGGGACTGTGGCAGGAATGGGAGCCAGATACATTGATCGTTGAGAAGAGGGCCGCAGGCGCTCCGTTGATCTATGAGATGCGAAAGATGGGAATCCCTTTGTCTGAGTTTACACCGGGGAAAGGAAACGATAAGATCTCGCGTGTAAACGCAATCTCCGATCTGTTTGCTTCAGGTGTTGTCTGGTGTCCAGAGACTCGTTGGGCTGAAGAAGTGATGGATGAACTGGCCTCCTTCCCTAACGGCGATCATGACGACCTTGTTGACTCTTCAAGCCAAGCTCTGATGAGATTCCGTCAAGGGGGATTCATTACCATCGAATCAGATGAGCCGGATGAACCCGTATATCGCAGACGCATGGAATATTATTAAGGACTCACATGAGTATCGACAAAGCAATCAGCCAAGCCCCTATGGGTCTTTCCGAACTTCTTGAGGACATTGGCGTGGACGTTGAGTTAGACGATCCCGTCATCATTGAAGAGGAAAGCGTTGAGATTATCCTATCGCCTGACTCAGACTACGACAGTGATTTTGATGACAACCTCGCAGAAATCTTAGATGAAGGCACATTAGGCAAGATTGCTTCTGAACTGGTGGAGCTTGTAGAAGCTGACATCATGTCTCGTAAAGACTGGGCTGAAAGCTTTGTCAAAGGCTTGGAAGTCTTGGGAGTTAATTACGAAGAACGCACAGAACCATGGAACGGAGCCTGCGGGGTTTACTCCACAGTCTTGACTGAAGCTGCTATCCGCTTCCAATCTGAGTCCATCATGGAGACATTCCCTGCCGCTGGCCCTGTCAAGACAGAGATCATCGGAGCAATCAACCGCCTGAAGGAAGAAGCAGCCGACCGCGTTCAGGCTGATATGAACTTCAAGCTGACCGAGGAAATGCCTGAGTACCGCCCAGAGCATGAGCGCATGTTGTACTCCTTAGGTCTGGCTGGCGCTGCATTTAAGAAGGTCTACTACGACCCAGCCCTTGAGCGTCAGGTCGCAGTCTTTATTCCTGCCGAAGACATGATTGTCCCGTATGGAGCTTCTAATCTTCAGAACGCAGAACGTGTTACTCATGTAATGCGTAAGACCAAGAATGAAATGCGCCGCCTACAGGTCAGCGGTTTCTACAGAGACATTGACCTTGGTGAACCTGTTCAGTACTTATCTGATATTGAAAAGAAAAAAGCTGACCAGCAAGGCTACAAAGCGACTGATGACGACAGATTCCAACTCTTGGAAGTCCATGTTTACTGGGACTTAGAAGGGTTTGAAGATGAAGACTCTGAGGGAGAGGAAACAGGTATTGGCCTGCCTTACGTCATCACAATTGATCGTGGCACTAATAAAATTTTGGCTATCCGACGCAACTGGATAGAGAACGACGGCAAGAAAGCCAAGCGTCAGCATTTCGTAGATTACTGCTACATCCCCGGTTTTGGTTTCTATGGCATGGGTTTGATCCACATCATCGGTGGCTACGCCCGTGCAGGCACATCTTTGATCCGTCAGTTGGTAGACGCAGGTACTCTGGCCAACCTCCCCGGAGGTTTGAAAGCCCGTGGCGCTCGCATCAAGGGTGACGATACCCCAATCCAACCGGGTGAGTTCAGGGACGTAGATGTCCCAAGTGGTGTCATCAAAGATAACATCATGACACTGCCGTACAAGGAGCCAAGCGGCACTTTGTTGACTCTGTTAGATCGCATCACAGAAGAAGGCCGCCGTCTGGGTTCTATCTCTGACATGAAGATCTCTGACATGAGCGCTAACGCTCCAGTCGGTACAACTCTGGCCTTGTTAGAAAGAACTTTAAAGACCATGGGCGCGGTACAAGCCCGTGTCCATTACTCCATGAAGCAGGAGTTTAAACTCCTCAAAAGCATCATCAGAGACTACTCGCCTGCCGAGTATGAGTACGATCCACAAGGTAACGACAGACAAGTTAAGCAGTCTGACTACGACTTAGTTGAAGTCATTCCTGTATCTGATCCCAACAGTTCAACGATGGCTCAAAGGATCATGCAGTATCAGGCTGTGATCCAGTTGGCTCAAGGTGCTCCGCAGATCTATGATCTTCCATTGCTGCATCGCCAGATGATTGAGGTTCTGGGCATCAAGAACGCAGACAAACTGATCCCCGGCGCAGAAGACCAAGCACCTAAAGATCCGATCAGTGAAAACATGGCATTCCTCAATGGAAAGCCAACCAAAGCATTCATTTATCAGGATCATGAAGCGCACATTGCAGCGCATACATCCTTCATGCAGGATCCAATGATTGCCGCTCAAATTGGTCAAAACCCAATGGCACAGAAGATCCAAGCGTCAGCAATGGCTCACATAGCAGAACACTTGGCGTTCTTGTACCGCAAGAAAGTCGAAGAGCAGGTCGGAGTTCCTCTCCCCGCTCCAGATGCCAAACTACCAGAAGACGTGGAAGTTCAGTTGTCCCGTCTGGTTGCCCAAGGCTCCGCCCAGTTACTTCAGCTTAACCAAGCTCAACAGCAACAACAGCAAGCCCAGCAGCAAGCACAAGATCCGCTCGTCCAGATGCAACAAGCTGAACTCCAGCTTAAAGGTCAGGCCGAGCAGACCAAGGCGCAGAAAATTGCCGCCGATATTGAAATGGCAAAAGCCAAACTCGAACTTGAGAACAAGCGGATCGACACGCAGGCTCAACTCGACATGGCTCGTATCCAAGCGCAGGAAAAACAACACAACCAAAAGGTTCAAGTTGACCTGTTTAAACGAGGAGCATAACTATGTATGAAGGTCAGAGCTTTAAATATCTTTTAACTGATCTTCAAGAGAAGGAGAAAAACCTTCTTGAAAGTCTTGGAGGTGGGGCAGCGCAAGATTACCCCGCCTATCGAGAGATGTGCGGGCAAATTCGAGGTCTACTGTACGCACAGTCTTTAATCAATGACCTTGTTCGAAAACTTGAAAGATATGAAGATGACTGAATTCGATGTCAGTGCAGTGGATTTAACTGGTGTACTTAACAAGTCTCCAGAGGAGAAGGCCAAACAAGTGCCCGATCCAGCCACATACCATCTCCTCTGTATGCTTCCGAAAGCAGAAGAAGAGCTTGGTGAATCCGGTTTGTTGTACAAAACCGCTACCATGATGCATCATGAGGAGCTTCTTTCTCCCGTGTTGTTTGTGGCAAAAATGGGGCCTGATGCGTTTAAAGACGAAAAAAGGTTTCCTTCTGGCCCATCCTGCAAGGTTGGCGACTTCATCATTACCCGCCCTAACAGCGGTACACGGATGAAGATTCATGGTACTGAGTGGCGTTTGATCAATGACGATAGCGTAGAAGCTGTGGTTCAAGATCCTCGCGGTATTCAGCGCCCCTTCTAAGGAGCAACCATGGCAGAATTAGACAAGACAGAATATGAGTTTCCCGATGAAATCGAGGAAAAGCAGTCTCGTTTAGGTAGTAAGGTTGTAGAACCTGAGCCTGAAGAGAAGGTCGTAGACGAGCCTGAGATAGAGATCGTTGACGACACACCGGATGAAGACCGTGGCCGCAAGCCCATGGAAACGCCTCCACAAGAGCCAACCGATGAGGAACTGGCTGCCTATTCCCAGCGTGACCGCAACAAACTTCGTGAATTTACGAAAGGCTATCACGACGAACGCAGAGCTAAAGAAGCTGCGATCAGGGAAAAAGAAGAGGCTATTCGCATTGCTCAAGCAGTTTATGAAGAGAATCAAAAACTCAAAAGCACTGTGCACAGCAGTCAAAGTGCCCTGCTAGAACAGGCTAAAAAAGTTGTTTCGCAAGAGGTTGAAGAAGCCAAGCGCCGCTACAAATCAGCATATGAGTCAGGAGACGCAGATGCCCTTGTACAGGCTCAGGAGGACTTAACCACTGCCAAGATGAAGGCAGAGCGTGTAAACAATTTTAAGCCTACCCCTTTACAGGAAGAAAAAACTGTTGTACAACCCGCATATCAGCAAGCACCTCGCGTTGATACTAAAGCTGTTGAATGGCAACAAGCCAATAAATGGTTTGGTACTGACAAGGAAATGACCGGATTCGCTCTGGCGGTGCATGAAAAGCTGGTTAACGACGAGGGTTTAGATCCTCAGAGTGACGAATACTACAGACGCATCAACGGTAGAGTGCGTCAAGTGTTCCCAGATAAGTTTGAATCTGCGGAACCCGCTGATACGACGCAGCGTAGGAAATCAAACGTTGTTGCTTCTGCGACACGCAGCGTGGCTCCTAAAAAGATCACGTTGTCTGCTTCAGAAGTGGCTATTGCCAAGCGGCTAGGCCTTCCTCTGGAACGCTATGCTCGTGAGGTTGCGATATTAAGAAGGAAAGAAAATGGCTGAACAAATTCGTGAAAAAAGAGCTACAGAGTCCCGTGCAAGTTTTGAGCGTCCTTCGAAATGGATGCCCGCTTCGTTGCTGCCAGATCCCGAACCAGAAGCTGGTTGGAATTTCCGGTGGATTCGCCTTGCTAATTTAAACAATCCTGATCCGTCAAATATTTCCTCCAAATTACGCGAAGGTTGGGAGCCTGTTAAAGCCTCAGATCAACCCAAACTCCAACTGTTAACCAACCCTAACGGTCGCTTTCCAGATGGAATTGAAATTGGTGGACTGTTGCTTTGCAAGACCCCTTCTGAGTTTGTTGAACAGCGGAACGCCCACTACCAGAAAATTTCTGATGGGCAGATGCAGTCAGTAGACAACACCTACATGCGCGAAAGTCATCCTAAGATGCCTTTGTTCAAAGAACGAAGCTCTGAGGTAACTTTCGGAAGACGGTAATTAAATTTTTTAGGAGCTTCATATGGCTTATCCCACGGTAGATGCCCCCTACGGGCTAAAACCTGTAAACCTAATTGGTGGACAGGTGTTTGCGGGTGCAACCCGCTTGATGCAAATTGCAAGTGGTTATGCCACCAGCATTTTCTATGGTGACTTGGTAAAACGTGTTTCTGATGGCACTATCGAAAAGGACGCTGGCACAACAACTGCCACTCCTGTTGGTGTGTTTTTGGGTGTAAGTTTTACTAACCAGTCAACTGGTCAAATCCAGCAACAACAGTACTATCCGGCTAGTCAGGCAATTGCATCGGGATCTAAGATCTTCGCTGTGGTTGCTGATGATCCTGACACGCTGTTCCAAGTAGTCTCTTGTTCTTCGGGCACAACCGTGGCCGGAATGG